GGTAGTATAATTGACAATAGAACGCGAGTACTTTTGATGGCAGTAAGGCAGGCGTTGATTATAGCCTTACGAGCGATTGAGGAATACCTGGGGGTAGACCAGTCTATACCCAGGCGCAACAGATAATCGAATAAGTCGCTAGGATAACCACGCGGCGCATTTCTGGGCCTTGCTAGGATAACCATGCAGGGCGCAAGAATGCGCCGCTTTTTTTATTTTGTGAACAAAGGAGCGATAAGCATGACCGACCAGCCCGAGACGGGCAACCCGACAACCGAGACGGTTGAGGAACAAGCGCAAACCGAGCAGACGCCAGAGATTGACGCCAGCCCGGAGGAGCGTATCAGGCGCATGGAAGCGGCGCTAAAGAAAGCGAACCACGAAGCCGCAGCCAGCCGCAAGAAGTTAGAAGCGTTTGAACAGGCCGAACAGGAGCGCAAGCAAGCCGAACTGTCTGAGCTTGAAAAGGCTCAACAGAAGGCGGCGCAACTGGAAACCGAACTTACAACGCTTCGATTGAATGAACTCAGACGGCAAGCCGCGAAAGCCGCAGGCATACCGGCAGACCTGGCCGAGAGGTTACGGGGCGCGACGCTCGAAGACCTACAGGCAGACGCCGAGGAGCTTGCAAAACTCTTGCCGAAAACCAAGACGCCGCCGCCAGTCCCGGCCACCAATCCGGGGCAAGCCAACACAGGCGAAACGGACGAGCAACGCCGCGCCAGAATTTACGGACGGCAGTCTAACCCGTTTGATCCTGCAACGGCCAAAGACCACGGCGGGGGCGTGTTTTTCAGAACTAAGGAGTAAGCAATGGCAGACCTCAATCCCTCCACCAACATTGCCGCCTTCGTACAGACCATCTACGAAGATGCGATGCTGGTTGTCCGTGAGAATGCCCTGGCTACCAGTCTCGTTACCGTCTATTCCGACCGCTCAGGAACTGCGGCCCGTACCCGTTCAGACTACGGCACGGCCACTATCCAGAGCATCGGTGAAATTGACGACATGACCAGCCAGGCATTCAGCCCGACGGCAGGCAACAGCCTGACCCCGTCGGAAGTTGGCGCGCAGTTCTTCCTGACAGACTTGCGCGTTGAAACCGACCCCTTCCCCGTTCGCAGCGATGCGGCTATGGAGTTGGGCATGGCCGTGGCCGACAAGATCGACCGCGACATCTTCAGCAAGTTCAGCAGCCTGACCGGCGGCACGGTTGGCACGAGCGGTTCCGTTATCACCTGGAACTACTTCGCCGCGATGCTGGCCCGCCTCCAGGCGCAGCACGCCCCCAAGCCTTACGTGTTTGTCTGTCACCCGTATCAGTGGTCGGTGCTGGCGAAGGCGGCAAGCGTGGCGTCTGCGGTTCGCACCAACGCGCCGGAATACCTCATGGAGGCCGTCGCCCGGAACTACTTCGTGGCGAACTACTCCGGTGTTGACATTTTCGTGACCAGCAACGTACAGACCAGCGGCACTGACGCTTATGCGGCTATGTTTGCTCGCCCGGCGCTGGCTTTCGATAACCGCCGCTCGCCTCGGTTGGAGCCGGAACGCGACGCCTCCCGGCGCGGCTGGGAGTTGAACCTGACCACCGTCTACGCCTATGGCGTCTGGCGTGCAACCTACGGCATCCAGGGCGTCTTCGATGCCACCGCACCGGCTGGCACTGCGTAAAGGAGCGTGAGAAATGTCTAGCGCACTTGATGTACATATCGCGACCCTCCCACTCGGCGCTTTTAACGGCGCGACTGAGTTGCCCCTGGCTTTCCTGGATGATGACGGCGGCGGTATTACCGTCCTGTCGGCTCATCTGGTTAGCCATGCGGCTGGAACCGTGATCGGCGGCAAGATCGTGACCATGAGCAACGCCGGAACCCCGGCGATCAATGGCACGGTTGGCTCGTTCGCCGGTACGGTTGTCACTGCGGCTGGCGTTGTTTCAGCCCTGACTATTTCGACCGCATACGTTGCGGGCGGAACCTGGCTTGGATTTGACCAGACCAGCGGCACCGTGCTCGCTGGGGCGTTCATTTCCGTCTGCTACGTGATGGGCAAATAACCCATGCAACCATGCGCCGGGATAGAGTCACGTGCTCGACAAGGGGCGTCCCTCCCGTTCCTTCCCGGCGCTTTCTGGGGGGTTGCGTTTGAAGGGAGCGCAGACCATGAGTGAAATCTGGAATCACGAAACACGTATTGGAAATCTCATTGTTTCTGGGCCGTATTCTTCTACGGCAAATGCGTGGAAGCGCGAGGTAGAAACCCTTATCTCGGCAAATCCGCTTTATGGCTGGAATACCTGCCAATATTGTAAACGAAAGTTTTATGTTGATCTTGCGGCAATCTATCCAGATAATTGTCCAGGATGCGGAGCGCCGCTATGAGAATCAGTTGGGTATCTAATGCACCGTGGGCGCGGACTGGCTACGGCAATCAAACCATGCTATTCGTACCGCGCTTGCAGAAACTAGGCCATGAAGTGGCGGTTACTGCGTTCTATGGGCTGGAAGGCGGCGTGCTGAATTGGAACGGCATCCCGGTCTATCCGCGGGCTTATCACCCATACGGCAATGACATCATGGGGGCGCACGCCGTCCACTGGCACGCCGATGTAATGATAAGCCTCATTGATGCCTGGGTATACGAACCCGCCGCATTTCCGCACGGCTTACGCTGGGCGCCGTGGTTTCCGATTGACCACGACCCCGCCCCCCGCGCCGTGCTGGACAAAGTTAGCCGGGCATGGGCGCGGCTGGTGTACAGCAAGTTTTCCGAGCAGCAAGTCAAGGCCGCCGGGTTGGATTGTTTCTATATCCCGCATGGGGTAGACACCGAGGCATACAAGCCGGGAGATCGGGCTGCATTGCGCGCCGGGTTGGGCTGGCCAGACGACAAGTTTGTTTGCGGCATGATTGCGGCGAACAAGGGCAACCCGAGCCGCAAGAGTTTTGTCGAGAATATCCTGGCATTCAAGGCGCTGAAGGCGAAACACCCCGACGCCCTGCTGTACCTGCATACCGTAGCGGGCGAAGAGAACGGCGGGCCGAACCTGCGTGAATTTCTGGACTTGCAAGGGCTGAGTTTCGGCTTTATGGGCCGGGAAGACCCAAAGACGGTTGACGTGCTTTTTAATGACCAGTACACCGCGCTAATCGGGCTAAACGAGAATTACATGAACGCCGTGTATAACTCGCTGGATGCCCTGCTGATGGTGACGATGGGTGAGGGCTTTGGAATCCCGCTTGTGGAAGCCCAGGCCGCCGGATGCCCGGTGATTACCGGCGACTGGACAGCCAACGCGGAATTGTGCTTCTCTGGGTGGAAGGTATCGAAGAGCGACAGCACCCCGTTCTGGACGCCGCTTGCGTCCTGGCAGTTTATCCCGCATGTTGGGGCGATCACCGAGCGGTTGGAAGCAGCCTACCGGATGAAAGACAACCAGACCTACCGGGACGAAGCCCGCAAGGGCGCTTTACCCTACGACGCCGACCGGGTCACGGAACGGTATTGGAAGCCAGCCCTTGAACAGATGCAATCTGAGATTGACGCCTGGAAACCACAGCCTGAAGCGGAGGCGGTGACGGCATGACCGTATCTATCGTCACGCCCTGGCTAAACGCCTCCGAACTCATCATGGTGTACGAGAACACCACCCGCGGCGCACAGGTCATTATCGTGGACAACGGCAGCGAGTGGATGCACGCCCGCCACCTGGAGGCATACTGCAACCGGGTGAACGGGCTGTACATCCGCAATGAAACCAACACCGGTTTCAGCCATGCGAACAACCAGGGGCTAAAGGTCGCCACCGGCGACATTGTCATGTTCCTAAACAATGACGTACAAGGCCGCGGCGCATGGTTGGATCGGGTCGAGCAGGAAGTCAAGCCGGGGGCGCTCTACGGTATTAGCATCCTGAATAAGCACGGCTTTGATTACATCGAAGGTTGGTGTATCGCCGCCCGCCGGGAAGTCTGGGACAAACTGAACGGTTGGGATGAGGGCTATTACAGCGGCTTGTACTGGGAAGATAACGACCTGTGCTTTAGGGCGCACAAACTAGGCATCCGCTTGGAACGAGCCACCTGGCCGCTGTGGCATTTCAACAATTACACCACGAGCAAGACGCCGGGATCGTTTGACCACAGCGCGGAGAATGAGCGGTTATTTTTGCAGAGGGTGGCGTCATGGGGAAAATAGACTTTTTCCATGACCCGGAAGCGCAGGTACAGCCGGATCAATACCGGGTTGAATTCGAGGCGCTGCTGGACATCTACCGCGACCTGCAGCCGAAAAACGTGCTAGAGATTGGTACACGGCACGGCGGAACGTTTTACCAGTGGGTTCGCCATTCTAGGGGCAACGCCGTGATTGTCGGAGTTGATCTACCCGGTGGGCTTTGGGGAACACCTGGGCCGATTGATTATAGGGCGATTTGGAACGCAGCCGGGAACGCGGGGGCGTGCGTCATGGCGTTGATCGGTAACAGTCATCACCCGGCGACAATCCGGGCGATACGGGCGATTATGCCGGTAATCGATTTCCTGTTTATCGATGGGGATCACACAGCGCACGGCGCAGAGATGGATTACCTGATTTATGGCTCTATGGTTCGGCATGGTGGGGTAATCGCTTTTCACGATGTACTGAGCGATCCCGACAATCCGGGTATCCAGGTGCATGAGGTCTGGAACATGGTCAAGGATACGCACGAGCGTTCTCTTTTGCTGACTAGCGCCGAGGACCAGACTAGCCGGGGGATCGGGGTCATTTATGGGCGCTAGCATGAAACTCATCACTGCCTGCAATGAGGGCTATTACCGGCGCATGTCGCCATACCTGGACAGCCTCAAGCGCCATCTAGACATTCCCGCGGTGTTGGTTACTGTGGGATTTGAACCGGAATTCTGCGCGATAGACCACGTCCACCTGACCCGGTTGCAGAACGCAGGCGCGCCGTATGAGACCGAAAGCCCGCAGCACGGCGCGTTCCTACAGGTCATTGACGGCCCGGACGATGAAACCCTGATTTTTACCGATGGTGACATTGTGCTACAGCGCCCGCTATCCGCAATCGAGCACGCGCAGTTGGATTACCTGGAGGGGGCGGTAACGTGCGGCTGGAACAGCGGCCCAACCGAAACCCTACAGGTGGAGGCGGCGCGGCTATATCCCAGGGTGACGCCAATGGAGTTGTTGGGGCGCATGGGCGAAACCGTCAACGCGCCGTGCTACAACATCGGCGTTATCGCTGCAAAGCGGGCAACCTGGCAGCGCATCTATGAGGCGTATATGCCGCTATGGCCTGTGGTAACGCAAGCCTTCGGTCATCCGGCGCGGCAGCAATGGCTCGTCAATTACGTCATTGCCAGGTTGGGCATCCCGGTGCGGCTCATGCCCTACAGCCTCCACGCAAACGGGCATTACGGCATCCCGCCCGGTGTGACGCTGGCGGATGGGCTGGCGTACTATCAGGGCGACATGGTTGCGTTTAGGCACAAGTTATGAAATACGATTACCTCATCGTTGGCTCTGGCTTATTCGGTGCAACCTGCGCCCGCCTGTTATCAGACCTGGCGCAATCGGTGCTCGTAATTGAGAAACGAGACCACATCGGGGGCAACTGCCATGATGACTTGCTGGACGGCGTGCCCATCGGGCGTTACGGCGGGCACATCTTCCACACCAACAGCCGCCGGGTTTGGCAGTTCGTCAACCGCTTCGCAGAATGGCGGCAATACGAACACCGGGTAAAAGCGAACTACCAGGGCAAGGTTTACAGCCTCCCGCCCAACCTGAGCACCTATGCTCAGATTGGCATGGCGCCAGGGCCAGAAGGCGACCGGCTTATCCGGGAGATGTTTTTCGAGGGCTACAGCATGAAACAGTGGGGCAAGCCCTGGGAAACGTTACCGGAAAGCGTCAAGAAAAGAGTGCCCACCCGCTATAACTATGACGACCGCTATTTTACCGACCGCTTCCAGGGCGTCCCGGAACAGGGTTATACCGCGATGGTAGAGCAGATGCTTACGGGCATCCCTTGCCAGATTGCCACGGATTACCTGTTAGACCCGGATTACTGGCACAGGCAGGCCCGGCGGGTAATCTACAGTGGGCCGATTGACGCTCTGTTTGACTATGACCTGGGTCGATTGGAGTACCGCTCATTGGAGTTTCGCCATCAGGTGCTAGACGTACCGGACTACCAGGGAACGTCAACCATCAACTATACCGCCCTGGACATACCCCACACCCGCGTCCTGGAATGGCAGCATTACGGCTGGCGCCCCAATAAGACCGGGCGCACGGCTATCACAATCGAATATCCGCGGGCACGCGGCGAACCCTATTACCCGGTAGGCGACGCTGAGAACCACGCGCTGTATAGCAAGTATGCCAGCCGCGCCGCTGAGTTGTCCTGGCTCTATGTTGGCGGGCGGCTGGGATCGTATCGGTATTACAACATGGATCAGGTAATCGGCCAGGCAATGAAATTAGTCACGGAACTATAAGGAGTTAATAATGGCTATTCAATTTGGAACTGTTTTACGGAACGCAAGACTTGACGTAATCGAGACAACCATCGGAACCGCGCCGCTGCTGTACATCTACGACCTGACCGCAGGCGCACCTGCTAACTGTGGCGCAGCCATCACCGCCGGGACGCTTGCCAGCATGACCCTGCCGTCTGACTGGATGGCGGCTGCATCGGCTGGCGCTAAAGCCCTGAGTGGAACCTGGACAGACGGCACGGCAGACGCCGCGGGAACCGCCGACTTCTTCCGCATCTATGAGTGGACGGGTGGAACCTGCTTTATCCAGGGCACGGTAGGCCAGGGAACCGGTGATCTGCAATTGGATAACGCCGTTATTGCGGCCAGTCAGGTCATTACCATTACCACGTTCACCTTGACCGACGGCAACGCTTAGGGCTGACCCGTGGCATTTGTCGAGCAGGTAAATCGGCGTTCGCAGAAAGCGAAGCATTTTTACGATGCGGATACCGGGCGGTATCGCGCCGAGTTTACTATTTCTGACAGGCACTATCATACCGGGCTGGCCTGGGAAGACGTTGACGAATCGCTGGTAGACGATACCGGCGCGTTTGACAAAAAGTGCGAGAAGACCCGCCACAAGTTCCATATCGCGGGCGGCGGGGCGTATCGCTGGTATCCGCGGCGCAACGTCCCCACCGAATACGTTGACATCACCGAAATCCAATACTATAGCAACCGCTGGCGAACGCTGAATCTGCCCGCGGCGGTCTGGAAGCAGCAGGCCGCCGAGTGGGATATGGCGAACCTGTACGCCAGCATCACAAACACCTGGCGGCGGGTCAAAACCGAGTTTGTTCTCAAAAATAGTTCAGCCTATACCCGCTTGCGCTTTGCGGTTGCGTTCACCGGGTTGACGTATGACCATGCCAGCGGAAATGTAACCAGCACCACCGATGGGCTGGTATGGGGGACGATTGACAAGCCGACCGCAGTTGACGCCAACGATGCGCCCGTTACGGTAACCGCCACATACACCGATGGCTGGATCGAGTGGCAGGCGATCACTACCGGGGCGGCGTTCCCAATCACGGTTGACCCGACGTTTACCGATGGGTATGGTGGGGACGCAACAACCTACAAAGACTGTCAACTGCGTAATGATGCTACCGGGACGCCGCCCCGCACGGAACGAAATTACGGCAACTACCCAGACTTACTCCTCAATACCTCTACCAGGGCTTTGTTAGAGTTCGATCTCTCGTCCATTGCCGCCGGATCGACCTGCGATAGTGCAACGCTATCGGTATATCAAGACACACAAGGCACAAACTCCGCCTTTACGTTGACTGTCTACTCTGTTGCAAGCGGGAATGCAGCCTGGATCGAGGGTACGGGTAACGGCTCTGCCTATGCCGCATCTGGGGAGCCGTGCTGGGAATCTCTGGCGGCTGATGGTTCCGGTGGCGTAACGACAGCCTGGGCGGGATCGAATGGCCTGGGAACGAGCGGCACGGACTATGAAGCGAGCGCATTGGGAACCGCAAACGGCAACCGCTCAGACGCTAACGGGACAGAATACGCCCTCAGCCTGACGACTACCAGGGTTGATGATTGGTTCGGCGGGGATACTGCCAATTACGGCGTGTTGCTGGTCACTAGCGCATCATTGGGCGGTATCGGATCAGCAGAGCATTCTACAACCGGCTACCGCCCCAAGCTGGTGGTGGAGTACACGGAGGCATCTAGCGGCGCAACCGGCACGCTAACCGCCACGCTTGCCGCGGCCACCCTGAGCGGAGTGGGTACAGCCGCAATTGATGGCGACCTGACCGCAACCCTCGGAGCCGCCACCCTGACGGGTGTTGGGACAGTCGCCATTGACGGCGATCTAACCGCAACCCTGGCTGCGGCCACCCTGACGGCAAGCGGAACCGCAAGGGCAACCGGAACACTAACCGCCACCCTGGCAGATGCGACAATCGCCGCCGCCGGGACTGTCGCCAATGCACCGGCGATCGGAACCGCAAACATTACCCTTGCCGCGGCTACGCTTGCCGCAACGGGCACAGCCGCCATTGACGGCGACCTTGCTGCAACCCTGGGAGATGCGACCCTGGCAGGGGTTGGGTCTGTCTCATCCCCCGGCGAAGCCGAAGGCACGCTAAACGTAACCCTGGCAGATGCGACCCTGGGCGGCGTTGGAACCGTCAAGGTAGATGGCGATGCGGCCATTACCCTGGCGGACGCGACGCTGAGCGGATCCGGGAAAGTCGCGATAGATGGCGACCTTGCGGTAACGCTGGCGGATGCAACCTGTTCGGGAACCGGGCAAGTTGCCGACATTTCCAGCATCGGCACGGCTAATATCACCCTGGCGGATGCTACCTGTTCGGCTACTGGCACGGTTGCGATTGCGGCGACCGCGGCGATTACCCTGGCAGATGCTACCAGCGCGGCAACCGGGACGGTTTACGTCTACGGCAGTCTTGCGGTAACGCTGGCGGATGTGACCTTGACCGGGGTTGGCACGGTGCAAGATAGAGCCGCCGGGCCGGGAACGCGTGACATTCTCTATATACCGGAGCGGGTAACGCTTTATGTACCAGCCCGCAAGGAGTTATCCGTTGACAACTGAATTTACCGTTGATTTCCAGAGCACGACAGAAGTCCGCACCCATTACATTGATTTCACGGCGGACTTGCCGACCGGGGTATCTGTGTCCAGTGGCACGGCAACGCACACCCCACCCAGCGGGGGGACGGCTACCAGCCCAACCGTAGGGGCCGTGATGACCGGCGACATTTTGCCCGTCACGGTTGGGCCGCTGGGTTCAACCGGGCGGCACGTTGTCACCGTAACCGCCACCTTGAGCGATGCACAGAAGACGATAGTAAACCTGGTTATCCCGGTTGTATGGGACACGGCGCGCTCCGGGCTGGTAGATTTGCTGTCTGAACTGCGCAGCCTGGGCAACGTGGGTTCTAACGACTTCCAGGTAGACGGCTTCCCGCAATTCACCGATGGGCGGTTAGAGGACATTCTCGATTTGTACCGCCAGGACCATTACCGGGCGTTGATGACGCCTATCGAGAGCTACAACGGCGGGACGGTGCAGTACCTGGACTATTACACCGGGGTGGGATACCTGGAAAAGACCACGGGCGGAACGTCAATTTTCTATCTTGAGAATGCCGCCGGTAGCGTCGTAGGATCGGCTCTTTACTCGTTTGATTACCAGCGGGGGAAAGCAACCTTTAGTGCTGATACCGGCGGCAGCACCTATTATTGGTATGGCCGATCCTACGACCTGAACCGCGCCGCGGCTGAAATCTGGCGGCGCAAGGCGTCTTATTACGGCGGGCAGTTCGATTTCAGCACGGACAACCATAGCGTGAAGAAGTCCACCGTTTACAAGCAATGCTTGCAGATGGCCGACTTCTACGAGAGCCGAGCCGGGGCGGCCAACGTGGTCACAATCTACAGGAGCGATGTCAATGCTTAATACCAATGACCTCGCCTGGATGCGTGACGACCTGGAAGCGCTGCTACCGGATACCTGCGTTATCCTGACGCCCACCACGACCAGCGACGGGCAGGGCGGCTATGAGACGACCTGGGGCACGGCTAGCGTAAACGTCAAGTGCCGCATAGATCCAGGGCGCAAAGAGATGTACGAGCAGATCAGCGGGGCGAAACTTGCGCCGTTCTCCTGGTGGCAGTTGACCTTACCCTGGGATGCGACTGTGACAACCGAGAGCCGGGTGGTAGTCAATGGCAATACCTACAACGTGGTCAACCATGACGACAATAAATCGTGGATGGGTACGCTTAGAGTTGCGGTTATGAAGGTGTAATCATGGCTGTGAGACTGGATACTGCAAAACTGGATCGGATTATCGCCACCTTCCCTCGGGAAGCCGAAGGCGTTGTCAAGTCGGGAGCGCAGGCCGTACAAGGTTACGCCGCCAACGCTGCTCCGGTTGATACGGGCGCGCTGAGAAACAGCATTCACGCCTCCCCCGCTGGCGATCTTCTATGGTGGGTTGGGGATGGCGTGGAATACGGCATCTATCAAGAATTGGGTACAAGCCGCATGGCTGCGCATCCGTTTATGGTTCCTGCGGTGGAACGAACCCAGAAGCCTTACACGGCTATGTGGATTGCACTATTCAACAGGTTATGACATGAGTGATTACTTTGGCGCGATGGGTACGGCGATCTTCACCAAACTGGCAGCGGGTACGGCTCTAACCGGCGCGCTGGGCGGTACGGCAATCTATGCGGACATGGCTCCAGATGGCACGGCCTTGCCATATGTGATTTTCAGCCACACCGCGGGCGGGCCGGAAAATATAACGCCGCGCGATATGCGCAGCGACATCTGGTTCATCCGGGCCTACGCCAGCAGCAAGGCTACGGCCAACCTGTTGGACGGGCATATTAGCGACCTGCTACACAAGGGCCGCCTGAGCGTGACCGGATGGACTGAATTCTGGACGGTACGAGAGACTGATTTTACTCTCGTTGAAAACCCGCCGAACGGCGAACGCATTTACATGGCGGGCGCAGATTATCGAATTCGATTGAGTGAATAAGGAGTAAACAATGGCAGCATTTTCTGGTAGTGCAATGTATCTGGCTTGGATTTGGGCAAGCGGAACGGCGGTTCTTAACACCGACTTCCGGCAATTCGATTGGTCTCCCAGCCTGGCGCTAATCGACAGCACCGCAGGGGCAGACACGTTCCGCGAGTACATCAGCGGCATTGGCGAAGGCGGCGACATCTCGTTATCCTGCGTGATGCAGGCCAGCGGCACGGCGTTGATTTCAGCCCTGGCTCGCGGCAATGCGGGCACGATCCTGTACGGCCCGGAAGGAACCGCCAGCGGCAAGCCCAAGAGCACCATCCCGGCGATCTCGAAAGGCCCGGCCTACTCGCAGGCTTACGACGATGTGGTCGAATTCAAAGTTTCCTGGCAGCAGAGCGCAGCCGAAACGAATGCGACCTGGTAGGCGGTGACAGATGAAATCTAAAACGGTGAAACTGTCAGACGGTAGGGAGGTCGAAATCGACCTGTCTCGGATCACCATTGCGGAGCATCGTTCGCTTTTCAATGCCGCCGACAAGCAGGAAAACGAGGACAGGTTACTATGTCGGGTTTGCGGGCTGGCCCTGGATGAGTTTCAGAAGTTGCCAATGTACGACTGGAAACTTATCACCGAGGCTTATTTTTGGCTGGTCCGTGAACCCGTCTATGACCCAAACTCTCAAAGCGCGTCTACTTCCACCTAAAACACGGCCAGGGGATGCCGTTCGAACTAGTGCGCTGGGTGCTGGCCGAGCGGTTCCACTGGACGCTAAACGAGGTTGACGCGCTGAGTATGGCCGACCTGGAGGAGTTTTTCCAGATCGAGGACGGCAAGGCCAGGGCGGCGGGCCAGCCGGAAGGCGACGGCCGCGAGTCGGGTAGGTTCTCCCGGCGACGGGGCAGAAGGTAGGTTCTATGGCAACGAAGGTCGCTAGCCTGTACGCAGACGTAACCGCTAATACCGGCGGCTTTACGTCCGGCATGGCGTCTGTCAAGGGGCAACTAACCGGGGCGGCGTCTTCCCTATCCAGTTTTGCGGGTCTGGCGGCTGGCGCTTTTAGTGTTGCCGCGGTGGGCGCTATTGCCTTCGGCAAGGCGCTTGAGTTTGGCGACATTGGCGCGCAGATCGGGCAAACCCGTGACAGTTTCGAGTCTCTTGCTACCAGCCTGGGGCAAGGGCCGGAACTGCTAAACGAATTGCAGGTGGCGACCCGCGGCACGGTGACAGAACTGGATTTGATGCGCTCCACCTCTACCCTGCTCATGGGCACGTCCGGCGAGTTGGGCGAACAGTTGGCAGCGAACGCCCCGCAACTGGCGGCGATTGCGCAGGCAGCGCACGACCTGAACCCGACGATGGGCACGACCGCCGAAATGTATGACCGCCTGAGCCGGGGCATCAAGAAAGCCGAACCGGAACTTTTAGATGAAGTCGGTATCTTGATGAACCTGACCCAGGTTTACAAAGAGTACGCAAAGTCGCATGGTATCACGGTCACGGCAATGGATAAGACCATGAAAACCGAGGCGATGCTAAACGCCGTGCTAAAGCAGGGTAACGTTCTGGTAGAGCAGGCGGCGCAGGTTAACACAAGCGCAGCGACCTCGATTGACCGGATGCAAGCCAGCATGGAAAACGCCGGGAACGCCGCAAAAGAGGCGCTAGCGCCCGGAATCGCCAACGCCGTTGATGCTGTATATCTATTGACCACCGGAACAAAGTCAATCAATACTGCGCTCGTTTCCCACAGTCAAGAGGTACAGAAAGTATCCGGCAGTTATCAGGAATACGTATCTGAGTTATACCGCGCCGCTGAAGCATCGGGGCGCATAGTTGATGTGAACGGGAATTTGCGGGATGCAACATATCAACTAATCCAGGCGAATTACGTTTTGTCCGCTGGCGAATGGGCGGTATCTAAGTCTATGCTGGGCGTCAATAATGCCAGCATGTATCTATCCGGCGGCCTGTCAACCCTGGACGCTAAGGCATCTGGCTTTGGGATGTCGGTTGGGACTATCGAGGGCGGCCTGTCAATGCTGGGTGAAACATTCCCGGAAGTGACCGAAGCCGTAGGGATGAGCGCCGATCAACTTGACGTTTACGGCCAACGCATGAGCGGGCTGGCGGGTTACTACGCCGAACTGGAAGCCGCCGAACAGAACCGGATCACTACCGCGGGGTTGATGGCGGGTATCCAGGGCACGCTTGGACAGGCTACCGAGAGTTATAGCCAGACGCTAGCACAACTGACCACGCAAGAAACGCTGATAACCGACGCCCTGGTAGATGCCCAGGAGCGCGGCTACGCACCGACCAGCGAGAAGATCACCGAACTAAACGCCGCTTTGACCGCTAACCAGGAAGCCCAGGCGGGCGCTTTGACCGCCCTCCAGACGACAACCGCAGAGATGCTTTACCAGCAGGCGGCGGCGGGGTTGGATGCCCAATCGGCGCTTGACCTAGCCCGCGACATGGGAGTATTGAGTGAGGCCGATTACGTTGTATCCACATCGATGCAAGCCCTGCGTGAGGAGTTTTTCAACGCCAACACCGGGATGCTGGAAGCGGGCGCAAGCGCAAGTGAATTCGTATCGCAGGCGGGCGCAATTACGAAGGCCGTCCAGAACCTACAGGCTAAAAATATCCCGGTTACGTTTGACAGTATCGCCAAAGAACTTGAAAGCATGGCGCAGGCCAATGCGAGTACAGAAATCGCGGGCGTGGGAACAGCAGCGGACGACGCCGCGCCGGGAATGGAAGACGTGGCAAGCGCAGCGGCTGACGTTGCCTCCGGCATGGAAGACGCCTCCCCAGCCAGCCAGGATGAGGCGACAGCCCTGGCCGACATAAACGCCGCGGCAGGCCCAGCGGCGAAGGGCATCAGCAGCGCGGCAAGCGCAGCCAGTTCGGCGGTAACGCCATTGCGGAACGCAGCCCAGGCCGCCGGGCAACTTGCCAGCGAACTGAGCAACATTGACGGGCGCACTACGATTAGCGTCAGTGTATCCGGCGTTGACAGCGCCATCGCCCGGTTGCAGGAACTAACCGGGGTCATCAACGCCATCCCGACAAACGTTACGATCAACGTATCACTCAGCGAGTCATCCGCGCCGGTATCCTACAGCACGTATGTTCCTGAGTTTGGGGAGACGACTTATCCCGGCGCACCCGCCACCGAGATATACAACATCTACGACCCGTTAGCCGCGGCGATCCTGATTGAAACGAAACGGAGCCAGACCGTGAATAAACTGGAGGCGATCCTGAATGGCTGAACAGTTGCAATTGGTAAAAACGTATGACTTTGAGACCGTACAGGGCACGGTGGACTTGCTGAACCGCGCCGTGCACGGCTTCGAACCGGCTTACCAGGGCTGGACGCCGAAGGTTACGGCGGACAAAAAGGGCCAGATAAACGAGGCGATCACCCTACGGGTAAACGGCGCATCGACCGACGCCATAGCGACCAACCTGCAACGGCTGGCGGATATGAGCCGTTGGACAGACCAGTTTCACCGGGACGGGGTAGAAGATTACGCCGTCTGGTTCCGGGTGCAAATGTCCGGGGAGACCAAGGGGCGGCAATCGCTGGTTTACGAAGTCAGGCATGAGCCGGCATCCAGCGTGTTTGATGTCAGTTTGCGGGCGTCCTATCACTGGAATAAATATACTCTGGGCATCACCCGCGCTCCCTGGTGGGAAGGGACAGCCGCCGGGACGGTGACGGCCAGCAGCGTTAGCATGTACGGCGGTACGTTCTCTTATGGCACGGCGCTGGGTGACATGCCCGCGAGGCTGGCAAGGGTTTCGGTATCCAGCGGTAACGGCACGCTCTGGCCTTACGGCAAGTTTTGGCTGGGCTTTCGCTCTGACCGCTACAGCAGCACACCAACGGCCTGGAAGTCATGGTATTTTTCGACTTACAAGGCGACGGGCAGCGTAGTCGCAGATGCTTATGCGGTTGGCGGTTCATCCATCCGTTACAACCATTATTACGGCGGGACCACGTTCACCGATAACGAACTCATCACAAACGCCCGCATGGGGAGCATCACCGCAGGAACCCCTGCGCACATGTACGGGAGTTTCCTAGTTCTGGCACGGGCTAAAGTCAAATATGACTCGACCGCCGATTGGACGCTGGGCACATCGGAAGCCAATTTTTTGATGCACATGCACACCTTCTATTCGTCCGATAGTGATGAGGGCATATCGGCGCGATCCTACCCGCGGGTAGCGGTTGGCAAGAGCAACAGAACCAACGCCGGGACCACCGAGACCGCAGACACCTACCAACTCTACGAACTTGGAGAGGTGCAATTCCCGCCGCCGGGACGCAAGGCAGATATAAACTGGTCGAACTTCGAAATTGAAATTCAGGCA